ATACAATCGGATTGATTCCGAATGGCTCTAAGAAGAAACGATCTTCTTGATCAAGGTTAAGTTCTAAACCTACAACTCCATTTCCACCTATTACTCCACGTCTTACACCTGCCACGATTGACCAAGGTAATGCGTTTTCATATTTAAGAATAAAGTTATTAGATACATTTGCAGCCGGAGGAACACTTATGTTCTTTCCTAAATCTCTAACAGTTAAGAATGGATAATAATATCCACCGAATGAACCACCGCTTGTTGCAGAAGGTAATGAGAATCTAACTGTTGGATTCAATGCAAGATTTCCACCTTCAGATATAAACTTAGAGGATAAACCACCAGTTGCATCTGAGAAGCTTGGATCAGTATTTTTCTTAAAGTCTTTAGCCGATGGAGCATTAACGATAGCAAATGCATTTTTTCTAGCCATACATAAATTTGTATATATAGCTTTACAATTTGCTTCAATACCATTTCCGTAAGTATCTACTACATATCGGAAGTTAATTGTTTCTCTATCGATTAGAGCTTTATATAAATTTGTTCCACCTAATATTGGACTTAAACATTTATTCTGTCTAGAATTTGTTCCATCAGGTACATGTTTAGTTGAATCTAATGCAAAACCAGGTAATTCAAATACATTAAGGTAATCAACCCAAGAATCAATTGGATAATAAACCTCTACTGTTTTTAAAGCACCTTGTGAAGTTACACTAATCTCAGATTGAGCAGTAACTTTGATTGCAGTTGTTCCTGCAGGAATAATTGGATATTCCGAAGGAGTTAATCCACCTTCAACAATATTAATTCTAGTTAACCTAGAATGTGGTATTGCAGCAGAACCTTCAAAATGTACTAAATAATTTCCTACAACAATATCAGCAGCTTCTGGTGAAGTTGTTGCGATAAGAATTTCATTTGGCTTTAATGTTGGTTCATTTACTGAATCACCTATAATATCTACAGTAAGGTTAAGAGCACCTTTTAAAGTTTGTACACCTAAACAATTTAAAGCAACTAATGTTGTACCATCAGACTTAAGATATTGTCCAGTTCCATCAATTGTAAATTCAGACTGTGGAGTTAGATTTGCAAATGAATCTTCTTGGTAAGGAGTAATACTAACAGCAGGTATATAATATGCAGGGTCAGAAATTGCTTTCTTAGTTGCAGCTGTTGTTGCACCCGTACCATCAATAATCCATCCATAACTTATTGCATTCATTGCTAAGAATGAAGTATATGTTCCTAATGAATCTTTATATACTGCTTCATCACCATCAGTTAAAGTACCGTTGGCAAATTGTTTTTGTAATGTTGATCCATAAGAACCAATAATTCCAGCAGCTCCACCACTTACATTATCATTTCTTACAAAACCAAAGTCAGCTTCATTAATATAAGTATAACTTGCAGCAGCTCCAGTTGGGAAGTCTGATAATTGTGTTGAACCAACATCTGATAATAGTATAGTTACAGTATTACCAACAGTTTGCACTGATGTTACTGGTACCCATTCACTTGTTACAGGATCTAATATAAATGATCCTACTAATGTAGAAGTATTTGCTCTCATTCCACTAAATGCTGTCCATATTGCATCTTTAGTAGAATTTGCATTTACTATTTGTATCTGTATACCACCGCTTGTTGGTACTGATGTAGTTATTGTACTAGTTGAATTAGTTACAGTTGTAGCTAACTCTCCGGTTCTACAATAAGTTAAATCAGAAACAATTGATCCACCGTATGATAAGAAATTAACATCGTCTTGGATTGAAGTAGCTTGAGTATATTCAATATTATGACCTATCATATCAATTCCACCAGGTACACCGTCTATTAAAGTATCACCGTCAAATAAATCTTCATTCACAGTGACAAATAATCCAGTAGATGCAGTATCAGCATTAACAACTTTTTCTACGAAAAGGTTATTACCTAATAAATCTACAAAATCAGGAAGTAAACATGCAGTATATGTTGCCTGTAGTGTTACTTCAGTTTCATTAAAGAATTCTTGTAATAATGTATCAGTAGAATCAGTTGCAAATTTCTTTCTTTTTAATCCTTGTGTTGGATCAAAATACTTTTGAAACAATGGATCTGAATTAAATCTTGAATAAGGTGTTGTGATACTAAAGTCTCCACCAAAATTACCTTCTAATACAAAGACATCTACAAAGAAGTCAGATATTAAACTATCTTTATTTAAGAAACCTGGTACATTAGCAGCACCGTACCATTCTTCAACAGTTACTTGAAATGGTAATACATTTTGCGCAGCAGATTTTTTAACTATAACAGATATAGGATTTTGTCCTAAATTAGTAACATCTAATAAATCATTTACTGTTAATGCACTTAATTTAGTAGTATTCGCCCCAACATTAGTTAAAAAATCGTCTGTCGATGGGAAAAAGAATTTATCTCTGTTATAAAACTTTTGATATTCATAATCAGCTCCTATGTTTGCTTGTGCTTCTGGTGTTGCAGCTGTTGCAAAACGAACTGCTTTAACTTTATCATTAGCATCTAAGCTTAATAAATTAAGAGCAAGAATAGGACCTCTTTCAAGAGCTGATAGACAGCTTCTGTGGAAAAAAGAATCTTTTCTTTCTAAATTTCTATCTATATCACCGTAT